GTAAGAGAGCCTGGTAAAATATTTACTGACTTTAGTAAAAACTTTAAGCTACCTGCATCTGATATAAACAACAAAGTATTTAAACATTATTATAATTTTTCTATTGATGGATTTGACGCAGCAATATCAAAAGAAGCTAGAATAGAGATAAACCATAAGGTGTTTAGAGAAGGTTATATTATGCTTGAAGGAGTGGACCTTAAATATAATAAGCCATATTCCTATAGAGTAACTTTCTATGGCAACTTAAGATTCTTAAGAGAAAAGTTAGATAACACTAAATTATCTAAACTAGGATTTCTAAAGAACTTTTATTTAAATTATCAACCAACAGGAGCTGATAGTATTTATGAATTTTTAACATCATCAAAAAACATTACTGATGAAAATGGAACAACACACACACAACCATTAGTTGTTCCTCTTATTACACATACAGACAGATTATATTATAATAGTGACAAATATGATGCTTCTTCTAATCCTGGCGGTTTTTATGGACAGTTTGCAGATGGTAATTTATATTATACTACAACGTCTCCTAATACATACCCATTAAACAACAAAAGAAACGGAGTTAGCTGGGACCAACTTAAACCTGCTATCAGAGTAGATGTAATAATAAAAGCAATAGAAGAGTTATTATCTGAAGAAGATGAGACAGTTTCTTTTTCAACTGACTTCTTTAACTCAACTAATTTAGATTATTATAATCTTTATATGTGGCTACATCAAAAAGAAGGTAAAATAGTCAGTAGAGAAGAAGAAGGAAAAGTAGTTACTCTATTAGATAAATTTGCAGCAGGAACAGTTATTGGTAATACTGCATCTGGTGATGCTGGTTTCACAGCAAAATTTATAAATTCATCAGGAATAGGAACTGGAGCTGTTGCAGATAAAGTAAAAATAACTATTAATAGTCGAAAAGTAGAAAGTGTTCTTGCTAGATTAAGTCTTGTTAGTTCAGACACAACAACTAAATATGATGTGAGAATAGAAAGAGATGGTGTTACCTATAGAGAATTTACACAAGAAGTACAAACAGGAATTACAGATTATTTAGAAACTGAATTAGATGAAGGTACTTATACTTTTACAATCATAACAGATACAGGCTCTCCTATTAATTTTGACTCTGGTTTTGAATTAAGATTAATACCCAGAATAGATAGAGAGGATAGTGAATTTTTCGTATATGATGTTGTTAGAACTGCATCAAACCTGACTACTAATGCTACAGGTGTTTTTTACACAAGAGAAAATTTACCAGACATAACAGTTCTTGAGTTTTTATCAAGTATATTTAAAATGTTTAATCTCGTTGCAGAGGTAAGAAATGATTCTCCTACACAAAAAACAATAGTTGTAAAAACTCTTGATGACTTTTACACATCTTCAATTACAGAAAGAGATTTAACTGACAAAATAGATATTTCTTCTAGTAGTGTAAATAAAACACTTCCATACACAAAAATAAGATTTGAATATGAAGACACAGATTCATTACTCGCTAAACAACACAAAGAAGTAAATAACATAACTTGGGGTGGTGAAGAGTATGAAGTTCAAGGTGATAGTAAATATGAAAAAGAATATAAAATTAGACCTTCTTTTGGTCATATGAAGTTTGAGAAATTAAAAGATGATGAGACAGGAGATTTTACAGATATACAAGTTGGGTTTAGTGTAACTAAATCTAGTGAAGATGAAACATCTGGAACACAAGAAAAATACAATCCGTATATAGGTAAACCAGTATTGTTTTATCCTATACTTGTTACAGGAGAAGAGATACCTTATGTGTATAATGATAGAGCTGCACATACAACAACAACTTCTTATTTTATACCAAGTAACACTGTTAATACGCAAATATCTCTAACAAATCATTTTGGAGCAGAAAAAAATGAATATAGTGCTGATGTGGATGGTTCTGAAAGTTATAAAGATAATTTATATTCATTATATTATAAAAATTATATCCGTTCCGTATTCAACAAATCTAATAGGTTAACTAAATTAAAAGCTAATTTGACTAATTCTTTTATAAGTAGTTTTTCTCTTGCAGATACTGTTGTTGTTTCAGGAGAAAAATACAATATAAATAGAATAAATTTAGATATAGCAACAGGTAAGGCTGATTTAGAATTAATTTCAACATATGCGGCTATTAGTTATTTATGTTTACCTTCTTTATTTGAGGTTAGAATAGAGACTTCACCTAGTGGTAATTTGTATATATTTAGCAATAGTTATAATCTGTATCAAGTAGCTGAAGGAACTTATGTATTAAGCAACATTCCATCTGCACATCCTATAGCTTTTCATAACAACGGAAAGACATCAGTATTTACATATACAGGAACTAATTCATCAGGAAGTAAGACAGGACTTGATGGAAATACATATGAATACTTTTGGGGAGATATTACATTAAACATATTAGGTGATTTTGGTACTATAAGTTACGAGTGTTATAATCACGGATATATGGGTGGTCAAAATAATTTACAATATAATGCAAGTTGTATTACCGCTCCAGCACCTCCATCAGGAGAAGCAGACTTAACAGTAGATACAACAGAGGTATTTGCAGATAATGCCTTGATAACAGCAGACCAAACAGAAGACTAATGATTAAATTATTAATAGAAGCATTAAAGACAGATAACTTTTATGGAGTTAGTTATTATATAGATGTAGCAAAGGGAAGATACAAATCTCCTACTACATGGAAAGAAATGAAAGAAAGCATTAAACGTAATAGGTATGGCTACAACACAGGAAAATAAAATAATATTCTCCATAGAATTTACAGAGAAAGGTGCTGTCCATAAAATAAATGGTGTTAAAGCATCTGTCCAGAAGTTTGAAAAACAACTAAAATCAGCAACTCTAGCTAATAAGCAATTTAACAATACTTTAAGTGGTAGAGAGAGTATGACTACTAATGCTGGTCTTGCTGGTGCTACATTAACAGAACTTGGTCGTACTATTTCAGATATGCCTTATGGTATTCGTGGTGTAGCAAACAACCTGTCTCAATTATCTACTTTATTTGTTACTATGGTATCAAAAGTAGATGATAGTGTAAAAGGATTCGCAAGGGTTGGAAGAGCATTTAAAATGTTACAGGGTCAATTAATGGGTCCTTTAGGTTTAATACTATTGTTTCAAGCAGCATTATCAGCTTTAGATTTTTTTGCTGGTAGTACAAAAAAAGCAAAAGAAGAAGTTGATAAATTAAATGAAGCGTTAAGAGGACAAGACGCTTTAAATCAATCATTACAAGTTTATGTTGATATTTTAAAAGATGCAAACTCAACAGAAGAACAAAGATTGGTTGCTTTAGGTAAATTACAAAAACAGGGGTATGATGAAACTATAGGGACTTTAGAGGAATATCAAGCAGCATTAAAACAAGCACAAAAGCTTGAAATTGCAGAATTACAAGTTAAAGATAAAATTGCAGAATCAGAAAGTAAAATAGCAGAAGCAGTAAAAGAAAGAGATAAAGCTCAAAAAGAATTAGATGAGATGCACAAAAACGATATTCTTCGTCACTCAAGAGAGAAAAGAATTGAAAATGCTGATAAACTTATAGCTTCAGAGCAAGATATTATTGATTCTCAATTAGATGGTATAAGAAACTTTGTGCAAGAATTAGAAAATGACCCATCAATTGCAGGAAATCCTTTTGTTGCAGATATGTTTGGAGTTAAGAAAAAAACTACAGACAAACCTCCTGGAGAAAGTGAAGTTGCTAAAATAGTAAAAAAGCTAAATGAAGAAGTGCAAAAAATGTCTGCTGAAAATGCAAGAGAATTATTAGATATAGAAAAACAATTAGCTTTAGATGAAATAAATTTAGCGAAAGGTTCAAGAAAAGAGAAGAATGAAGCTATAAGATTAATTAATGAAAAATTTGCATTAGAGTTAAAGGAGTTTAGAAAAGAAGAATTAGATGAATTTAAAGATTTTACTGAAAAAGCAGTAAAAGATTCTATTAAACGTATTAATGATTTATATAAAGAGTTTCAGAGTAAAAATAAAGAATTAGCAAGACAGACAGCTGAAGTAGAAAAAGGTGAACAAGATAAAGTAAGAGAGCTATTGAGACAAACAAGAATAGATGCTCAAATAACACAACAAGCTTTTACATCTACAATGAGTGTTTTATCTTCATTAAATGATATTAGACAAGAATTTCATCAAGCTGAAATTGATAGATTAAATAGAGAGAAAGATGTCATTCTTCAAAATGATTCTTTAACACAACAAGAAAAAGAAAAAAGATTAAAAGCTGTTGAAGCTAAAGAAATGGCTGCTCAAAAAAAGAAAATAAAGTCAGAAAGAGACATGTTTACTTTAGAGCAAACTTTAGCAATAGCTCAAAACGTAATGAAAGCAAAGTTTTTTGCAATAGAACAAGTTAGAAATGCACAGCTTATAGCTATGCAAGGCAAACAAACTATGAACTCTATTATGTTAACTGCAAGTGAAGAAATAGGGGAAGCAGGAATGTCTCTTGGAACTTTTATGAAAGTATTAGGTCCAGCAGGTGTTATTGCTTTTGGTGCTTCGATTGGAGTTGCTTTAGCTTCGATTGTAAAAGCAAGAAAAGCAGCACAAAACCAAATAAGAAATATAGTTCCTTCTGCAGGTGGTGGAGGTGGTGGAGGTTCAGCTCCTGTTTCAGCTCCTGCATTCAACGTAGTAGGTGCAACACAGACAAGTCAACTAGCACAAACTATTGCTGGTTCAGAAGAGAAACCATTAAGAGCTTATGTTGTAGCATCTGATGTATCAACAGCACAAGAACTTGAACGTAGTACGATTGAAGGAGCTTCTATTGGATAATAAAACAAAATAAAATAAATATAGTTATTTAGGTATGGAAAAAATAATAGAACTTATTATAGACGAGCAAAGTGAGATTAGCGGTATTGAAGCTATCTCTGTCGTTGAGAATCCAGCAATAGAAGAAGATTTTATTGCACTAAAAGAACATAAAGATATTAAACTTGCTGAAGTAGATGCAGAACAAAGAATATTAATGGGTCCTGCACTTATTCCTAACAAGAAGATATTTAGAAAAGGTGCTGATGATGATAACAATGATTACTACATATATTTCTCTGAAGAGACAGTTAAGAAAGCATCTGAATTATTCTTTATAAAAAGCAAACACCAAAACTCTACATTTGAACATTCATTTGAATTATCAGATATGTCTGTTGTAGAATCTTGGCTTATAGAAGACCCAAAGAATGACAAAGCATCTGCTTATGGATTTGACCTACCAAAAGGAACTTGGATGGTATCAATGAAAGTATTAAATGATGATGTATGGAGAGCAGTTAAAGAAGGAGAGGTAAAAGGATTTTCTATAGAAGGTTACTTTGCTGATGGGCTAGAAAGACCAAAAGAAAGTATAAAAGAAAACGCTTGTAGCGAATGTCTAAGTGAACTAAACGCAGAGTTTGAATTAGCAGAAGTACTGGCAAGTTTATCTGAAGAGGTAGAACTTGAATCTTATGGAGGATATCCACAGTCTGCAAGAAACAATGCTAAAAGAGGAATTAAATATAACGAAGCTGTAAATAATAAATGTGCAACACAAGTTGGTAAAGTTAGAGCAAGACAACTTGAAGCAGGAGAAAACTTTACTTTACCTACTCTTAAACGCATATACTCATATTTATCAAGAGCTTCTGCTTATTATCAGGAGGGCAATAATGAAGCTTGTGGAACTATATCGTATTTATTATGGGGTGGTAAATCAATGTTAACTTGGGTAACATCTAAACTTAAAGGACTTGATGCAATAGAAGCAGCATCAACTATTATTGATGGTAGAGCTGCTTATACAACTATCGAAGAAGCAGAAAAAGCTGCTGAAGATATAGGATGTTCAGGTTACCATACTCACCAGTACGAAGGTGATACTTGGTATATGCCCTGTGAGGAACACAATCTAAAAGCTCCTTGCCAAGATGGATATGAGCAGATAGGTATGAAAGATAAAGACGGTAGAAAAGTACCTAATTGTGTTCCAATAAAATGAGAAGAAGGAAAAACGCAACATTAAGTTATTCATCACCAAAAGGTTCATCAAGAGGATGTCTTTGTCCAGATGGTAGAACATATTCAAGAAAATGTTGTGATGGTACACTTGAAGCACAAGGAGTAGGAAGATTAGGAGGAAGATTTTATTTATTACAAGAAAACAGAAGTTTCTTGTTAAAAGAAGATAACGGTAAAATAATATTATAATGGCAAACAAAAAGATTTCAGCATTAAACGCAGCAACTGCATTACAAGGAAGTGAATTAATACCAGTTGTTCAAAGCAGTGAAACAAAATATTCTACTATAAAAGATATAGTAAACTATTTAGCACCCACAGCATTAACAGTAAGTGTAGCAGGTGGAACAATAGATTTAGGTAGTTCAACTTATGATGACGCAGAGCTTATTGTGCTTACTTGGTCTGGTGCAACAGGTACTGTAGAACTTACTTTGCCAGATGCAACTGCAACTAATAGCACAAACAGAGTAATTAGAATTATATCTGATTCTACATTTACTACTTCAACACACGCAGATTTAACACCAGCTTCTGGACAGAATTTAGATGGTGCAACAGATGCTTATAGAATTAATAAAGCATACGAAGGTATTACTGTTTGGAGCAATGGAACTGAATGGTTTGTTATTCAGGCTAAAGCATAAAAATACAACAGAATAAATTTAATCGGTAATAACTATAAATAAGAATCTTATGAAAGCAAGTGAAATTGTAACTAAAATCAAAGATGTTCTTTTATCTTCATCTGAAAAGGAAGAGGAAACAATTCCTGAAGTTGATTTAAAAGAAGAAGCTCCTAAAGCTAAAAAAGAAGCTAAAGAGGAGATTAAAGAGGAAGCTCCTGCTGCAAACGTAGAAAAAATTGAATATTCTGCAGAAGAAGGTGCTGAAGAACTACAAGAGGATAACTACGAAGAAGACATCGTAGAAGAGTCTCCTGCTGTAGAGTATGCTACTAAAGATGAAGTGTCAGAACTTAAATCTATGGTAGAAAAACTAAAAGGTATGATTGAAGCTAAAGAAGAGGCTAAAGAAGAAGTTCCACAAGAACTATCTGCTGACGAACCTGCTGAAGCAATTAATCATTCACCAGAAAACGAAGTAAGTAACAATATTGGTGTTAGGTTTGCTCCTAATGCAAATAGAAACACTACTTACAATAGAGTATTAAACGCAATAACTAATAATTAATTAATTTTTAAATAATGGCAACAACAACTTCAATAACTACTACTTACGCTGGTGAATTTGCAGGGAAGTATATTTCTGCTGCTTTATTATCAGGTAAAACTTTAGCGGAGGGGAATATTACAACAGTACCTAACGTTAAGTATAAGCAAGTAATGAAAAAAGTGGCAACTGATGACATCGTAAAAGACGCAACTTGTGACTTTTCTGATACATCAACACTTACTCTTACTGAAAGAATCTTAACTCCAGAAGAGTTCCAAGTGAACTTAGAGTTATGTAAAAAGGACTTTAGAAGTGACTGGGAAGCAGCTCAAATGGGATTCTCTGCATTTGATAACTTACCTCCTTCTTTCTCTGACTTCTTAATCGCTCACGTAGCAGATAAAGTAGCTCAAAGAATTGAGACTAACATTTGGACAGGTACTAACGCAACTGCAGGTCAGTTTGACGGATTCATCACTACTTTAGGTGCTGATTCAGACGTAGTTGACGTAACAGGTACTGCATCTACTGCAGCTAACATTATTACAGAGCTTGGTAAAATTGCTGATGCAATTCCATCTGCTGTATATGGTTCAGAAGATATGACTATCTACTTACCAGGAAATATG